AATTGCTTCTAATTACGGTTCAGGATTATACCACTAAACAAATCATCACTTGGGGAACCCGCCCATATGAAACGGACAGGAAGGATTATAAGTATATCCATTGTTATACAGAAATTGATCTGATTGAAAAGTTTGTTCGGTGGTGGGAACAGTATTCTCCAGAAGTTGTTACTGGATGGAACTGTGAGTTGTATGATATTCCATACCTTATGGGACGTATGGAACGTATCATGGGCGAGAAATTTGCCAAGAGAATGTCTCCTTGGAATATTACTCGACGAAATGAGTTTACAATCATGGGACGCAAACAGATCGGATATGATCTCGCTGGTGTTTCTGTGATTGATTATCTTGATCTCTATAGAAAGTCACCTGCAACTCCGAACCAAGAGAGTTATCGATTGGATCATATTGCCTTTATGGAGTTGGGTCAAAAGAAATTAGATCACTCTGAGTTTGATACTTTCCGTGAGTTTTACCATGGTAATTGGAAGAAGTTTGTAGATTACAACATTGTTGACGTAGAACTTGTAGATAAACTTGAGGATAAACTACGTCTTATTGATTTGTGTTTCACTCGTGCCTATGACGCAAAGGTTAACTTTAGTGATATTGCCTATCAGGTTCGCACATGGGATGCGATCATTTATAATTATTTGAAGAAAAAGAATATTGTCATTCCTCAGAAGGAACGTAATCAGAAAGATGATAAGTATGCTGGTGCATATGTCAAGGAACCTAAGCCTGGTAAGTATGACTGGGTGGTTTCTTTTGACTTGAACTCACTGTATCCGCATTTGATTATGCAATACAATATCTCACCAGAGACTCTGGTTGAGACTCGTCATCCTTCTGCTACTGTAGATAAACTTCTTAATCAGGATATTACCTTTGAAATGTATTCTGATTATGCGGTATGTGCCAATGGTGCTATGTTCCGCAAGGATGTGAAGGGCTTCTTGCCCGAGTTGATGGAGAAGATGTACAAAGAACGTGTCGTCTTCAAGAAGAGAATGCTTAAGGCAAAACAAGAGAACGAAAAAAATCCAAGTGTCGCACTGGAGAAAGAAATTGCAAGATGCAATAACGTTCAAATGGCCAAGAAGATTGCTCTTAACTCTGCTTATGGTGCTATCGGTAACCAGTATTTCCGTTACTATAAACTTGCCAATGCAGAAGCCATCACTCTATCTGGACAAGTATCTATCCGATGGATTGAGAATAAAATGAATCAGTATCTTAACAAGGTACTGAAAACCGAGGAGATCGATTATGTTATTGCTTCTGATACTGATAGTATCTATCTTAATATGGGTCCTTTTGTTGAAACTGTATACAAAGGGAGAGAGAAAACTACTGAAGGCGTTGTCAATTTCCTTAATAAGGTCTGTGAGTTGGAACTTGAAAAATATATTGAGAGTTCTTACCAAGAATTGGCCGACTACGTTAACGCCTACGACCAAAAAATGCAAATGAAACGTGAGAATATCGCGGAACGTGGCATCTGGACTGCGAAGAAACGATATATTCTCAACGTATGGGACAGTGAAGGTGTTCGATATAACGAACCTAAACTGAAGATCATGGGTATTGAGGCAATCAAAACCTCTACACCTGCTCCCGTTAGAAAAATGATTAAGGATGGACTCAAATTAATGATGAGTTCTACTGAGGAAGAGATGCAGTCTTTCATTGAAAAATGTAGGACTGAATTTAAGAATCTTCCACCTGAAGAGATTGCCTTTCCTAGAAGTATTTCTCAAATCAATAAGTGGAAATCCTCATCAACATTGTATGAGAAAGGTTGCCCTATTCATGTTAGAGGAGTTATCCTGTATAATCATTGGACTAAGAAAAAAGGATTGGATAAGAAGTATGCTCCTATTCAAAGTGGAGAAAAGATCAAGTTCTGTTATTTGAAAACTCCTAATCCTATGCAGGAAAATGTGATCTCTTTTATTCAGGACTTACCCAAAGAATTGGATCTACATAAGTATGTGGACTATGAACTACAGTTCAGCAAATCTTTTATTGAACCAATCAAAATTATTCTTGATTGTATTGATTGGAGTGTTGAACGACAAAATACCCTTGAGAGTTTTTTCTTATGAGTGATATTAATATCCAGGCAAGACATCCTTTTGGACCTTCTATTTTAGAAGTTGATTGCCCTATGGATCTAATCAATAGTATCAACAATTTAGTTGATAATATGGATGATGAAACTTTGGAGATGTGTTCTAGTAAACACACACATAATCCAAACTTTCCTAATCTTTTGAATAGAGGATTTGAGATCATTTATTTGTTAAAAGAACAGGCACAACAGTTGACCTTGGATTCTTTTATCGTAGCAATGTCTCAACAATATCTAAATTATTTGGGAAGACCTTGCGATACTTTAAATGTTCCTACTCCTGATTGGGATAGTAGATATTCTGACATTTGGGTTAATAGGTATTTTAAAGGAGACATTACTCCTCCTCACGGGCATAATCATTATTTGTCTGGCGTAATTATTTTGAAACTTCCTGAAAATATTCCTGATGATATGGATATTTCTGAACGTCCAGATAGATCTTTGGAGTTTAATCATAATGATGAGCCTTACTTGCCAGAACAAAAGGTAGGTAAGATGTATATCTTTCCTAGTCATTTAAGACATTGGGTGCATTTTCATGTATGTGAAGAGGAGAGACGAACAGTTAGTTTTAACGTAGGCGTATAATGAAAACTTGGATTGTATCGTGGTCTGAAGATGGTATCTTCTGGTCACAAAAACAAATGAAAATTTTAGAAAATTATGACTCTGCTGTTTGGTTTGCAAAAACCCAAGAGAAGCGTTATAATTATGTTAGAATGCACCAAATTAAAGATGGAGTTTCCTGAATATGGATTTTTTGAAGGACATTGTAAAAGAGATCGGAGATGATTACACTCAACTGGCGTCAAACATTAACGAAAGTGAAGTATTCGTTGACACTGGTTCGTTCATCTTTAATGCTCTTTGTTCTGGTTCTCTCTACGGTGGGATTTCTGATAGACGGATCACTGCTATCGCTGGCGAATCTTCTACGGGTAAAACCTTCTTCTCTTTGTCTGTCGTCAATAATTTTCTTCAATCTAATCCAGACGGGTATGTTCTGTATTTTGATACAGAAGCCGCAATTAACCGTCAGTTACTAGAAGATAAAAACATTCCTCTTGATAGGTTTGTTGTTGTTAATGTTGTGACAGTTGAAGAGTTTAGACAGAAGGCACTTAAGGCAGTAGATATATACCTTAAGACGCCTGAAGAAAATCGCAAACCTTGTATGTTTGTGTTGGATTCTCTAGGTATGCTGTCTACAGAAAAAGAAATTAGGGATGCTCTTGATGAAAAGAATGTCCGTGACATGACGAAAGCACAACTTGTCAAAGGTACTTTCAGAATGTTGACTTTAAAACTGGGACAAGCCAAAATTCCCATGTTAGTAACCAATCACACTTACGATGTTGTCGGAGCTTATGTACCAACTAAAGAGATGGGAGGAGGTAGCGGACTCAAGTACGCAGCTTCTACAATCGTTTATCTCTCAAAGAAAAAAGAAAAGGATGGCAAGGAAGTCATCGGAAACATTGTCAAAGCAAAGGCTGCTAAGTCGCGTCTAACCAAGGAGAATAAAGATGTGGAAATTCGTCTTTATTACGATGAGCGTGGTCTTGATAGATATTATGGTCTTCTTGAACTCGGTGAACTCGGTGGTCTCTGGAAGAATGTTGCAGGTCGTTATGAAATGAATGGGAAAAAAATCTACGCGAAACAAATTCTGGCTGACCCAGAAACTTACTTCACTGAAGAAGTTATGGCCAAACTCGACGAGATCGCCAAACAACAATTTACATATGGATAATTTCATCAAAACTTTTGATGGAGTTTTCGATGACGTTACATGCCAATCTTTAATTGATATATTTGAGGATTCAGTATATCAAGAGAAGATTGAGAATGATGGTCGTCCTAATTTCACTCAAGTGAATTTAAACGACCATAAAGAATTTAAAAAATTCACATCATTAGTTACATACAAAATTTGTGATGTGATGAAAGAATACAAGAAAGATCTTGAGGACTACACCGCTTGGTGGCCACACAAATTGTATTTTGAACAACTTCGTATAAAGAAGTATAGACCCGACACAGAAGACATGTTTGATTTACATGTTGATGTTCAAGATCATCCCACTGCCAAAAGATATCTGGCTTTTCTTGTTTATCTAAATGAAGGATTTGAAGGTGGAGAAACTACATTTCCACATCATGACTTGATATTCGAAGCAAAGCCTGGTAAAGTGTTGGTGTTCCCGCCTACCTGGCAGTATCCACATATGGGATTACCTGTACAGGTAAAACCCAAATACATTATGAGTACCTACTTGCATTACAATTGATGGAGACCATTGAGAATACTATCCTGAAAAATCTTCTTCTTAATGAAGATTATGCTCGCAAGGTTCTGCCTTTTGTTAAGACAGAATACTTCGACAACACTAGGGAGAAAGTTATATTTGAGGAGATTGCTAAATTTATTGCAACCTATAATAAGTTAGCTACTAGAGAAGTTCTTCATATTGAATGTGAGAAGAGAAAGGATATTACTGATGACACTTATAAAGAAGTAGTAGAATATATTGACAAGTTTGATCTAGAGAAAGCTAATAGTGAATGGCTTTTAAACCAGACAGAAAAGTGGTGTCGTGACCGTGCGATTTATCTTGCACTGGTAGAGAGTATCTCTATTGCAGATGGTAATGATGACAAGAAAAATGTAGATGCCATTCCCAATATTTTATCAGACGCACTTGCAGTGTCTTTTGATAATCATGTTGGACACGATTACTTAGAAGATTATAGTGATAGATTCGATTTTTACCATCAACGAGAAGAAAAGATTCCTTTTGACTTGGAGTTCTTTAACAAGATTACAAAGGGTGGTCTTCCTAACAAAACACTTAATGTTGCTCTTGCTGGGACTGGCGTCGGTAAGTCTCTTTTTATGTGTCATATGGCTTCTTCTTGCCTTCTTTCTGGTAAGAACGTACTGTACATTACTATGGAGA